AAGAACTTGAACACGGAATTAGCGCAATACTAAAAAAACAAGAAGCAGATGGATTCCTTTTTGATCGAAAGAAAGCGGAGGAATTATTAGCAGACTTTTATAAAAGAATGAATGAAGCTGAAGAAGAAGTACATAAAGTTTTTAAACCAAAAATGGTAGACGTAAAGGAAGTCACTCCTTACATTAGAAAAGATGGTAAACTTTCCAAACGTGGCTTGTCAGATGAAGAATATGAGAAGTGTTTTAACACAGGTAATCATGAGCCGTTCATGAGACAAAAACTTGAGGACTTCAATCTTAGTTCTCGCTCACAAATAGCAGAACGATTACAAGAGTTTGGTTGGAAACCTACAGAATTTACAGCAAAAGGACAAGCAAAATGTACTTATAAAATTTTAGACAAGATAGAAGGTATTCCTGAAGCAAAGGTAATCAGAAAGTATCAGACGTTGGAGAAGGTAATTGCGCAGATAAAATCTTGGGTGAAAGCAATAGAAGAAGATGAAAGAATACATGGTTTTGTTGTGCCAAATGGTACAATAACAGGTAGAATGACACATAGAAACCCTAACATGGCACAATGTCCAAAAAAACCTCCGTATGGAATGATGTGCAGAGAGTGTTGGATTGTTCCAAGAGGTTATAAGTTAGTTGGGATAGATGCTTCGGGGTTAGAAGGTCGAATGCTGGCACATTATATGAAAGACGAGGACTATATAAATGAAATTATCAAACATGGAGATATACACAAAAGAAATCAACAGATTACAGGACTTAAATCAAGAGATCAGAGCAAATCGTTTCTCTATAGCCTTATCTACGGAGCAGGAAATGCAAAACTTGGAAGCGTGGTTGGAGGAAGCGCAAAAGACGGTAAAAGACTTAGAGAGAATTTCTTTGCTGATAAGCCTAAATTTACAAGACTTAGAGATCGAGTTACAAAAGCATCATGGAAAGGGTACTTAAAAGCATTAGATGGAAGGCGAATAATTATAAGAGAAAGGCATTCTTCTTTGAATTTTTTATTGCAAAGCGCAGGATCAATAGTTATGAAAAGAGCGTTAATTATTTTAGATGATGAAGCACAAAAACAAAAATTAGATTATAAGTTTGTAGCTAACATACATGATGAATGGCAAGTTGAAGTTAAGACAGAAGATGCTGAACAGTTTGGTTCTATTGGGGTGCAAGCAATAAGAGATGCAGGAGAGTACTATAATATGAACTGTCCTTTAGATGGTGAATATAAAATAGGAGACAACTGGAGTGAAACACATTAACAGTAGAGCTAACTTTCTAAAAGACTTGAAAAGAGGACAGGATATAGAATTATTTTTATTAAATAAAATTAAGAGAAGATATCCTTGTGCTATTTTAATTGATGGTAAATTTAAAGACTATGATTTATTTATACCAGAAACAAATACAAAAATAGAAATTAAAGGGGATTATAAGAGCTGTGAAACAGGAAACATCATTATTGAATTAAGTATGTATGATAAGCCTTCTGCTTTACTAGCGACAAAAGCAGATTATTGGATTATTTTTACTGGGAAAGAATTATTGTATATTACTCCCATTAAAATTATTGAATGTATTATTATTAATAATATATTATCAAGAAAATTGACTGGCTTTGGAGATTCTCAACCAAAAATTGCTTGTCTCATAAAGATAGATTTGTTTAAAGAATATTGTTTTAAAATAAAAGGAGATGTCTAATGATGAAACACACTACTAAACCACAAAATGGAGATGTTCGCGCAGACGGAAGACGATATGATGGAACTTGCTGGCGCAAAACAGGAATTAATCATAACTTTAATGAGGAAGGACTTGTTTACTACAAAAAGAAATTTAGATCCCTCAAAGGCTACTTAAAACAAGGCGGCAACATAACTAAATTGGTTTTTGGCAAAATAAAAAAGCCAAAAGACATTGCAAAAGTTGCTGATTTGTTGTATAATAAAGAAAAAAGTGGAGATGTTTATGTTATAACAAATCCATCTTTTAAAGGTTGGATCAAGGTTGGAATGGCAGTTGATGCTAAAGATCGTTGTAACAGTTATCAAACAAGTAGCCCTTTCAGAAACTATAAATTATTTTATTCTAGGTGGTTTGAAGATAGAAGATCAGCAGAAAACCAAGCATTTAGCAAACTTGTGCTTTGTCAGGCTTATAGGTGCGGTGAATGGTTTAAAATAAATCCGGTAATAGCAAAAGAAGTGATTGAATCATTATGAGTAAAAAAACTATACATACATTAGTCAGTGATATTGAGGAACACATAAATAAATTAAATAAAGGAGAGCGTTTAAACATAACCGAAGAAGATGCAACAAACTTTGGAAATCAATGCAAGGATCTTATTCTTGATTTTGCTACACCTTATGAAAAAAAGGAAGAAACTTTAAGAATGTCAAACATAGGTAAACCAGCAAGACAATTATGGTATGATATAAATTCAGAAGAGGAAGTGACACCTTTCAGTGCTAGACTAAGAACAAACTTTCTTTTCGGACATTTGCTTGAGCCTATGCTCATTTTGTTTGCAAAGATGGCAGGACACTCAGTTTCTTCAGAACAAAAAGAAGTCAAAGTTTCTGGAGTAACCGGACATATGGATTGTAAAATTGATGGCGAAGTTGTAGATATAAAGACTGCTTCAAATTTTGCTTTCAAGAAATTTCAAAATGGTACACTGCCTGAGCAGGATGATTTTGGTTATATGGCTCAGTTAGCCGGCTACGAAGAAGCAGAAGGAACAAAAAACGGAGGTTTCTTTGCTATAAACAAAGAGAATGGTAAGCTGTCTATGTTTATTCCGAGTTTAATGGACAAACCAAACATAAAACATAGGATAGCTAAACTAAAAAGATTGCTTAAAGCGAAGACTCCTCCTTCTTTGTGCTATAATCCACTTCCTGAAGGATCGTTTGGTAACATGAAATTACCAAGACAGTGTACATATTGTAGGCATAAGTTTATTTGTCATGAAGATTCAAACAGTGGCAAAGGACTAAGAGTTTTTAAATACGCAAAGAATTATGCCTATCTTACGACAGTAATAAAAACACCTAGAGTAGAAGAAATAACAAATGAATGGTAGGAAAGCAAAAGCACTAAGAAAAAAAGCGCGCTCATTATTAATTGAGTGGGTACGATCTTTTGTGCCGGAAACTGAAGATATATCAAGAATTAATGAAGATAACTTAAAGGAATTTCTACCTGAACAAACACATTTATATGCAAATAAAAAATTATTATTGAGCGCATATTCTCTGCGGTGGTTTTATAAAAAAGTAAAACAAAAACCTGATATTACTTTACAGGAGATAACGAAATGATGAAATATTTTATTTTAATTTTATTATTATTATTAACAACAGAAACTATAGACATGGGAGATATTACGATAATGGATAGAAAAGAATTAATGGCAGAGCTAGTCATAGACGAAGGAAAAGTATCTGAAATTTATAAAGATCACTTAGGATATCAGACATTTGGTGTTGGACATCTAGTATTAGATTCTGATGATGAATGTGGACAACCAACAGGAACAGAAGTATCTGAAGAAAGAATAATGGAATGTCTTCAACAAGATATTGATGGTATTTGCGCTGATTTAGATCGTAATATTCCTTTTTGGAGAGATCTTGATGAAGAAAGACAGCGCATAGTTGCAAACATGGCATTTAATCTAGGCATAAATCGCTTACTGCAGTTTGAAAAATTTCTAAATGCGCTTGAACAAAAACAATATGAGACAGCCGCATCCGAGATGATGGATAGCAGGTGGGCAAAACAAGTTGGAGCTAGAAGTGAGCGTTTAAAGAAGCGTATGATTGCCGGATCTAAAAATTTTACTTGACAAAATCTTATGAATCTGTTATTATGAAAAGAAAACCAAGAAAGAAAAGACCTATTGAAAAAGGATTGCCAAGAGGTTATGATTCTAATTGGGAATATAAGTTACATCAAGAAGAATTACAAGAATGGACACATCATTCTCAAAAGATTCGTTATGTTATTGAGCATACATACCAGCCTGATTTTACTAAGAAAATCAATGGGAAGCAGATACTTATTGAAGCAAAAGGTAGGTTCTGGGATTATGCAGAATATAATAAATATGTGTGGATCAGAAAATCTTTAAAGAAAAAACAGGAATTAGTATTCTTATTTTCTAATCCCTCAGCACCTATGCCTTTTGCAAAAATGAGAAGGGATGGTACAAAAAGAAGCCACGCTGAATGGGCAGAAAGAAATAATTTTAGATGGTTTAGTGAATATACTTTACCTAAAAAATGGAGATAGTTTATGGAATATAAATTTAATGAAGAAAATACAATAAAACAAATAAAAAGGTATATAGATAAAACTTATGAAAAACATTACGCTAATGAAAAGTACCAAGCAACTGATATGATTATAGATGCAGGACACGGTGATGGTTTTTGTATGGGTAATATTATGAAGTATGCTATGCGATATGGTAAGAAACCTGATCCTATTTCCGGTGATTTAAAAGATCAAGGAGACTTATTAAAGATTATACATTACGCTATAATAGCTATACATTTATGGACAGAGGATAAAACAAATGATAGGTAGGTTTATGTATATGCTTCCTTTTATAGGAATAATAGTATCTTTATATTCTATGTACACTAATGACTTAGCAATATTAGGAGTTCTTTCTATGTTAACTATAGTCTATATTGCTGTTTGTTTATTTTTTCTTTCTATGCAAATTATGTATAATGGAATAGGTGGTATTTTAGAAACTGAAGTACAATTAGGAGATGCTATAATACCTATCATATTTCTATTATTAAATTCAATATGTTTTCTGCATGTAATATTAAATAATTTAAAAGGAGTTTATTAAACATGGAAAAAAATATTTCTAATGTAGGCTTACCTACAAACTATCAACAATTTATTCATCTTAGTAGATATGCTAGATGGAACGAAGATAAACAACGTAGAGAAACTTGGGATGAAACAGTATCTCGATACTTTGATTTCTTTGAAATACATTTAAAAGAGAAACACAACATAGGAGATATTCTTTGGATTGCTATTAGAAATACTTTAGAAACTGCTGTATCTACGTTAGATGTTATGCCAAGCATGAGAGCATTAATGTCAGCAGGTAAAGCTTTAGAGCAGGATAACGTAGCAGGATTTAACTGTAGCTATGTTGCTGTTGATACACCTAGAGCCTTTGATGAAACACTTTAT